ATGGATGTAACATGCACAAATTGTGATGCTGCTGAGCTTATTGCTCAATTAGAGACATTGAATCAAACAATGTTATATCTACAAACTGTTTTCACAATTATGTTAGAATTAGTATGTTTTGGAATTGGTTTAATGTTGATTTCAACTATTTCACAGGTGGTGGTAATATGGGCTCGTCGATTTTAATAGTGTCTTTTATTTGTATAGTTTTGCTGCCAGTGTTTATGATTCTAACAATACATAGGATCTTCCTATGACCGAAGAAAATATAGTTGATGCTGTTTATACTGGTATTTCTAGCACATTTTTCGTGCTGATCTACATAATGGTTATTTGTATAGTATACGTAAAAAGGGGGTGAAATAATGGGTACTTTGACGTTTGATATTGCTGATGCGTTGACGGTTGCCGGTGATCTGTTCAATGACTTGTCACCTGTGGCAGTTGCTGCAATCGGTGTTGGGCTGGGTTTGTATATTGTTCGTATGGTCGCTGGTTTGATCCGTCGGTAAGAGAGGGATTGAGGGGGGGGCTGCAGCTCCCCTCTGATAATATGATAAAGTTATTACCGTTATTGTTTGCCGCAATTTTATCGTTTGCACTACAAACAAAATTTCAAACACAATCAATAGTTCTTGCAGACGATCACATCACTGCTACTCCCATTAGTGATGATGACTATCGCTATACTTCTTTGACGGATTTTTATAATAAAAATTCAGTTGATGGTAGTTATACATATCTTCCAAAATATGGTGTTCAGTTTGAATCAGTATTATCTAATTCAGTTTCTGATAATACTTTTTATACACAAAATAACACTCAGTGTGGAGTATCTTTTGATGGTGGCGGTCCAATTGTTGGTCCATCAATAGTCACACCAGTTGTATCTGCGTATCAGGATTACCAGAATCAATGTGCTGGTCTTGCTCCAGTAGATTGTGCAGAAAAATATGCAACAAAATACAAATACACATTTCGTTACTCTGGCTTAGCAGCTGGATCGACAATACAATTTCCATTTGTTTGGTATGATGGAGCTGCGCAAATGACTCCACTACCGCCAAGTTACACAACCGCGGCCAATAGTTCATATTGGATTTGGGGTGCGACATTATATTTTGATCAAACTTCTATTCGTTTACCTGATTCCTCACACAATAATTGGAATTGGAATTTTATTAGAAATTTATTTACCACAACTACGGCCAATAAACAAAACGCATCAGCTTCAACATATTATGTCCCTTATTCACTCGTACCTATTGGCAAAGTTGCGGATTTTACTGTACAAATAACAATTCCAGCAGCTTGGAGAAATAAGTTTAAACCTTTTGTAACAGTATGTGCAATTACTGATGATGGTATATCCGCTGACGCAACGGCCCAAACTGCTGCTACTACTACAAGAGCTGTTGCATTATCACGTACAGCACAAGTGTACCCAACAGTTCCTCAATCAACAAACACACGTATTGCTACAGTAGGTAATAACAATACTGCAACAGCTGTTGCTATTACTCGAACCGCTGTTGCTGCTCGATCTCCTACACCAAATACTAATTACGAAATTAATACCCAATGGAATCAAGTAATAAATGGTGTTTATAATTCATTGCAAATAGATTGCAATGCATGGGCTACAAGCAATTGTTCGTTGCAAGTGCAACGTATAAGTTCTATTGCAACTTCTTTGCAATGGGGTATTCGGCTCTGGAATGAAACTCAGAATAAGGGCGTCGATCTCGTTTGTCCATCAGTAAACTATATTTGCACTGCAAATTACCAGCAGTTAGATTACAATGCACATGACGTAGTACAGATCAAGTGTCCAATAGTTAGCAATGTACATTGTGCTGCTCAAGTTAATATGAATACAAATGTACGAGTCGTAAAAGCAAATATTGGTGTACCTATTAATTCTGCAGCTACTGCAACGGCATACTATACACAACGTACAGCTATATCTCAACCAGCGACGCCCACAAACTGGGTAGTAAATACAATTGTTCCTGCAACAGCAGTATCTACTGTTTCCGGAGCTGCAACTATGACACGTCAAGCTGTTCTGCGACAAACTGCAACTGCTGTGGTAAATGCAACGAGAGTCGCCGGTACAGCTACTAGGGCTTTAGCATTAACACGTGTAGCAGCAACTGTTACCGCACAATATCTACCAACTATACCAGTTAATTTCACGGCCACAGCTTTATCTTATATTGTACAAACTGCGCAAGCTCAGTTAACTGTAACAGCAATTGCTGAATATACTCAATCCACAAAAGTTGCTGATGCAATGTTTATTTTTGGATCTGATACAAATATTATTCAGAAAGTCCAAAATGATACAAAAACTCTACCACTTTTTGAAGCTATATTTTTTCTTCGAGATACTGTACTCTCAACAGTGAACAACTGGAATCAATTGTCCAAGAGCCGATCATGCATTCAATTAGAAATGCCTTGGTTACCAACTAACACTTGGATTTTTACACCAAACTTGGCAATTGGTTTATGTGCATTACGTTCATTCTTTTTCGATTGGTACTATGCTCCAATGATAAAAAATGTGATTTCAATTGCTTTGGGTTTATCAGTATTATTCTATTTGTCATATTGGATTATTAGTAGGAGCAAGTGATTATGCGTGCAGTGATTTATGATGGAAAACAATGGAATGAATACAGGTGTACACAGCGAAGAGATGGTTTACATGTACGTATAAATAGATCCATTACCGTTTTTACAAATGATCAAATACAATACAGAGCTTATGGTTTAGCAGTATTATGCATTGAAGCTGTAGCTTTATCTGATCACATTGCTCTTGAGAGAGCAAGAAAACAAATTGCACTTAGTGCTATATTTAATTCTGGCGGCGATTTAACTCGGATTGTTCAAATAGTATCTATTGTCATTCCTATCGCTGCATCTGTTTATATGGCAATGACTATTTCTTCTTTAACTGCATATCAATCTGAAGTTACAGCTTTAATTGCAATGTTGAAAAATAGTAGGTTATTTCAATGACAAATTTTATGAATGTGGATCCACTCTCTACGTTGTCTTCTGCAATGGTTGAAGCTTCAGGGGCTGTGTCTTCTGACACGGCCCAAGCTCAATTGTTCCTACAGATTTATTGTCCTGATTTAGCAGCTATCATGATTCCACAATTGAATGCTATGAGGTTGCGTATGACTCCGGGCGTTTTAGACAAATTAGAAAAACTAGGCAATTCTTTAAGTATGAGAGAATTACTGCAACGTGTAACAATGAATATCGGTAAATAATGAATCACATAGTATATCCTCCGGGATCGATAGTTGCATTTACTGGTTTACCCGGTTCTGGCAAAACTGGTTTAATGACGTATTTTGCTCGCCAGATGGTTATCTATCAAACTATAAAATTAGCAGCAAATTATAAACTACACGATGTACCATATACTCACATAACAAAATATAATCAACTGCAATGTTCCAATACTCTAATTTGTCTCGATGAATTACAATTAATAGCTGGAAGTCGTGAATTCAAAACCGCAACAAACAAAACAATGTCTGAATTTGTAGAATTAGATATTCGTAAACCTCAAAATATTCTTTTCTATACAACACAAGATTTTGATATGGTCGATGTAAACATACGGCGTTTAACTTCAGAGTTGTACGATCTTTCTCTTGTTCACAACACAGCAGCTCCGAGTGTATCAATGGTTGCTCGATTTGCAAATATGCGGTATAGTCATTTCGTTGATCGTGGCAAATTTGCTCTGCCACATCATTTGTTTTATGGGTTGTTTGATACGTATGATAGAAATGTGAGATTATCTTGAAGCTTGAATTTTCTGGACGTTTAACTGGAGTTTATCTACCAAAGTCAATTGATTCTTCTAAACGTAGTGTTCCTCTATCATTATCCATCTCTGGGTTTGTATATCCATCTGGTTCTTTCTCTCCAGAATCTGCAAGTGCGGTCCAATATTTGCGGGTAACTCACTGGGTTTCAACTTCTCAATATGAAATAGAATTCGATACAATGTCTTCTCGTGTCGGTTCTGATCTATTGCTTGAAATTGAACATACGTATGAAAAAAATACAGCTGGGTACGGTGAGTGGCGTGATCGACTCCGAGCAATTTTGTAA